GAAGGAAAACAAATGGCTACAGGGGGTGTACGAACCAGTTCCGTTCGACGAGTGGGTGGAGAGATACCCACTTCAAAGACAAGCTCAGTTGCGGGAGGCTCGTCAAGAGGTTCTCGATCGTGGATACATGGTCTCGAAAGATGCGAAGGTGAAAAACTTCCTCAAGTACGAGACATCCGTGAAGTTTACGGACCCACGGAACATATCCCCACGTTCGGATCACTTTCTGAGCATATTAGGACCATACATCAGTGCTCTGGACCGGGCTGCGCACAATGCGCCGTATTTGGTCAAAGGCTTATCGATCTGTGAACGGGAGAAGAAGTTGTGTTTTCTATCAGAGTGGGAAAGCTGGTTAGAGATAGATTACGCACGTTTCGACATGACACTGTCGAAAGATTGGATGGAACATTTTGAATACATTTTCATTACTTCCAGATTTCCAGAGGCTCAGCATCCATTACTTCACCAATGCATGAGACTCACCTGGAAGACATTTGGTGTAAATATTTTCCTCTTGTACTATACTGTTATCGGCGGTAGGTGCTCCGGTGATGCACATACCAGCATATTGAATGGTGTTATTAATTATTTCAATATCTGGTTGTGCCTAATGAACCTTCCTGTCGGATCGTGGAGATCCGTTCATGAGGGGGATGACGGGGCAGTAGGCCTCAAGAAAGATTATCTTGAGATTGCCGAAAAATTGCTTACTATCGTGAATGCTTATGGATTCAGTGTCAAGGTCATTGCGTCGACCAGACTTGAAGAAATAACCTTTTGCGGCCGATTTCTAAGTCGCTCAGACGATGGCGGTGTCAGGGAGATGGCTGATGTGCAACGCACACTTAGCAAGTTTCACGTTACCTTGTCAGCAGGCAAGATTCAAACGTTGTTGCTTGCCAAGGCATACAGTTATCACCATACTGACCATGATACGCCCGTCTTGGGAGCACTGTGCTGGGGACTCATTCATTACTTGGAGCCTATCCTTTCGCGTACTGCCCGTAATAAGGCGCAACGGGAAGCCAAGGTCGGGCGCTACCTTTTGAGGGAGGACACGATTATGAAGTGGGGCAAACCAAACCCCACTGATGCTATGCGTGCCCAGGTCTTTGAGAGGAGCGGTATCGACTATTCAGCCCAAATCGCTTTTGAAAACGAGTGCATGACGTGGCCACAAAAAGGGATACCCAAGACTATCTTCACCCCCTGGACATTTCAATCAAAGTTATGCCCAGATGATAGATTCGAAATCACCGACCCATTGTATATGGCTCACTATCATCCTCTCACGTAATCCATTGTAAGTCTAAGCAGGACTCAAACAGGC